CTCGAGGAGCCGAAGCCGTTCATTATTCCGGATTTCGATCTGACGTCGGATTTGACGCAATTACCGGACGAATCCGGTCGAAATGATGAGGTGGTGTGATGGTTTGTGGCGTATACTGCATTCGGAATACGCTCACGAATGATTTGTACGTTGGCAGTTCCGTTGACGTAAAGCAGCGGTGGCGGGGGCACCGCTATAAGTTGCGTCACAACAAGGCGAATGACTCTCTCGCTTTAACCAGAGCATGGACAAAATACGGCGAGGCATCTTTTGTTTTTGAGCTACTGGAGGAATGCGAGCGAGATGTACTGGTTGAGCGAGAGCAATACTACATTGATACCTTAAAGCCTCGTTACAACGCTCGGAAGAAAGCGGAGACGAATTTCGGACTGGTGCACAGCCCTGAATCTAGAGCGAAGATGGGGCGTCCGAAGAAGTTGTACGTTATTGACGGTATAAAGGCATCCCTCTACGCGCACGCTAAACGATATGGTGTTGTAACCATTCAGTCGGTCTATCATCGTCTAAAACAGGGATGGCCCGTAGAGGACGCTGTTAAGACACCGCCGACTCCCAGCACAAAACGATACGATCGAGAACGACGCGCTCTGAAACGAAGAGTGGAAATAGAGTTGGCTGCGTGATGAAGTTGATTTACGAGCCGCCGCCATCACTCGTTGGATTTTTTCTGTCCGACAAGTTTATCAATCTGGTTGTCGGACCGGTTGGCTCGACTAAGACTACCGCCAGCATTCTCAAGATTCTGCGCGAGGCTAAGCGCATAGCACCGTGCCGGGACGGTGTGCGCCGCTCTAGAGCGGTGTGGATCCGGCAGACGCGGGAGCAATTGAAGGACACATCCATCCCAGACTTCCTGAAGTGGTATGTCGACGGGGCTGCCGGGACCTATATGAAGACGGACGGCAAGTTCATAATCAGGCTGGACGACGTGGAGTGTGAAGTTCTGTTCCGTGGGCTTGATGACTCTAACGACGTGCGCCGGCTGTTGTCGCTGCAGGCGAGCTTTGCGATCGCGGATGAGTTCCGCGAGCTTAACATGGACATTTTCAATGCGATGCAGGGGCGCCTGGGGCGGTATCCTGACAAGTCCATGAACGGGGTAGGGTGCTGCGACGAGAAGGGCACCCCGCTGCAGAAATTCTGGGGAGCGTCTAACCCGCCCGACTTCGATACACCCTGGGAAAAATACCTCAACAATCCGCCCGAGAATGCTGCTGTATTTTTCCAGCCGAGTGGGTTGTCGCCGGAGGCGGACTGGCGGCAGTACCTGCCTGACGACTACTATGAGAATCTCTGCCACGGGAAACATCAGGACTGGATAGATGTCTACGTCCACGGCAAGTTCGGACGATCGCTGTCGGGCCGGCCGGTGCACCCGAGCTTCGACCACACCTACCACGTGGCGAAGGGCCCGCTGACGCCGCATAGGCACCCGGAGAAGCCGCTCCTGCTGGGGTTCGACTTCGGGCTTAATCCGTCGTGCGTCATCTGCCAGATGGACATGATGGGGAGATTCCTGGTGTTCGAGGCGATCACGTCGGAGGGGACCGGGCTCGTCCAGTTCATCAACCAGAAGCTCCGGCCGGTGCTCAACACGCGGTTCGTGGGATATCGTGCGGTGATCATCGGGGATCCGGCCGGCCAGCAGCGGGCGCAGACGGACGAGCGGAGTTGCTTCGAGATATTGAGGCAGGAGGGGTTCCAGGTGGTGGCGGCGCCCACCAACTCGATTGTGGCGCGCATCGCGGCGCTCGACAAGCTCCTCGCGCGTCAAGTCGACAAGGGGCCGGGGTTCCTCATAGATCCCCGCTGCACATTCCTCATCAATGCGCTCAGGGGCAATTATCGCTACAAGCTCAAGACGAGGACCGAGGAGTTCGACTCTAAACCAGAAAAGAACGAGGCATCTCACATCGCCGAGGCGTTGCAGTATGCGGCCTTGTATGCGGATTCGGGAACGTGGGGGTCGATACTCAACACGGGACGGCGTGAGATTAAGAAGGTCTCAGCTAAGGGGTGGACATGAGGTTTGAGGTTGGCGATCGCGTAGAGAAGGTCGGTGGCGACTATCAGTTTGTTGGGGTGGTCGTCGCCAAGTTCAGGAAGCTCTCGGGCGCCGTGAGATATGTGGTCGAGGACGATCGTGGTGTGCTGCATATCTACTCGGAGAAAAACTTAAGGTACCAAGGAGATCGAGCATGATGAAAGCAATTAGAGTCAGTATCACGGTGCCGCCGGTGCGCGCTGATAATCCCAAAGAAGTTGCGATGAGGTGGGCGTGCTCGCAGGCAGCCGACTTTGCGTTGAAGTGGGGAGTCAAGAGCGTGCGAGTCGACCTGGTTGAAGAGACCGATTTCGGGAAGACGTTTACGTTCGATATCGTGGGGAATGACAATGCCGCTCAAACGAGGGAAGTCCCGTAAGACCATCAGCGCCAACATCCGCAAGCTCCGCGAGGAGGGCTACCCGCAGGCCCAGGCGGTGGCGATCGCGATGGATAAGGCCGGCAAGGGCCGCAAGAAGAGGAAGCGGAAATGAACGAGAAGGTTGTGGCCTTCCCGGGGTGCCTCGCCCCGGGGGAGGTGAATACGTATCTCGTGGAGATCCTCGAGAGCATGCTCGAGGATGCCAAGGCTGGCAGGCTCGAGGCGGCCATCGTTGCTGGATTCATGGATAACGGCGTTATGAGGTTCGCGTGGTCGAACGGGAACCACTCGATATCAGAGATGGTTGGCCTGGCTGAGCGCCTAAAGCTTGAGTTTTTGCAGAATGCTTGACGCTGACTAACATACAACATAAACTTGCTAACACCTGCAGGAGTTAGTAAGAATGGCCGTTGTTGCGTTGGAGGGAGATAACTCCCTCGCTGTACCCCGTGTCATAACACGTGGCGCCCTCGCTGCCGCAAACCTGGCGGCTATCGAAGAAGAGGAGCGCAAGCGCGCGGCCATGACCGTCCAGGCCGCCCCGCCCATCCAAGGACTGGCGGCGATCGTGCGGAAGCACTGGGAGATCGCCCGCGATGCAAAACGCAACACCGTGGAGCCCCGGCTCATAGCTAATCTCAGGGCGCGCCGCGGCGAGTATGACCCCGACAAGTTGGCCGAGATCAGACAGCATGGCGGCTCAGACGTGTTCGCGATGCTGACCTCGGTCAAGTGTAGGGCGGCGGCTTCCTGGTTGCGTGATGTGCTTGGTGCTAGCGGTTCCGAGAAACCCTGGGGGATCGCACCAACGCCTGTGCCGGAGCTGCCGCCCGACATCACCGAGAGCATCGTGCAGAAGGTCGCGATGCACCTCCAGCAGTTCGAGATGCGGGGTATCCCGGTCTCGGATGAAGAGCTTAAGATGACGATGCTCGCGCTCAGGGACCAAGCTCTCAACGAGATCCGCGAGAAGGCGCGCGAGTTTGCGGAGCGCATGGAGCGCAAGATGGAGGACCAGCTCATCGAGGGCGGGTTCATCAACGCGCTCCATCAGTTCATTGATGACTTGGTGACATTCCCCTCGGCCATCATCAAGGGGCCGATCGTGCGGATGAAGCCTAAGCTCAAATGGGTCCAGACGCCGGGCGGGTTCGAGCTCAAGGTGCAGGACCAACTCTGCCTCGAGTGGGAGCGTGTGTCGCCGTTCGACATCTATCCGTCGCCGGACGCCTCGGGGATTGACGATGGGTTCCTTATCGAGCGGCACCGGCTGAGCCGCAAAGACTTGCAGGAAATGATCGGCGTCGATGGCTACAACGAGGACGCCATCCGCCTGGTGCTCGAGGAGTACGGCAAAGGTGGGCTGCGTGACTGGCTCTGGGAGGACATCGCCCGAGCCGACGCGGAGGGCAAGCAGTCCCTCGAGATCATGACAAACCCCGACGAGCTCATCGACGCGCTCCAGTACTGGGGCTGCGTGCAGGGGCAGACGCTCCTCGATGCCGGCCTGGATAGATCTCAGATTTCTGATCCGCTCAAGGACTATTACTGCGAGATCTGGGTGATCGGCCGTTACGTCATCAAGGCGGTGCTCAACTACGACGAGCTCGGGCGGAAGCCATACTACAAGGCTTCGTATGAGGAAGTGCCGGGGTCGTTCTGGGGGAATGCGCCGCCAGATCTCATCAAGGACGCGCAGCAGGTGGTGAATGCCGCCATGCGTGCGCTCGTCAACAACATGGGTATCTCCTCGGGTCCGCAGGTGTGGATCAACACCAACCGGGTCCCGCCCGGTGAAGATATCACGGAGCTTTATCCGTGGAAGATCTGGCAGGGGACCAGCGACCCCATGGGCGGCGGTGGAGCGGGCGATCCGCCGATTACGTTTTTCCAGCCGGATTCGAGGGCGGCGGAGCTCATCGGGATCATCGAGAAATTCATGGTCTTCGCGGATGAGTGGAGCGGGATTCCAAAATATTTGCAGGGGGAGAATCCTGGCGGCGGCGCCGGCCGGACGGCATCTGGTCTCAGTATGATGATCTCGAACGCGGGCAAGAGTATCAAACAAGTCATCTCCAATATCGACAACGGCGTCTTACGCCCGCTGCTCGAGCGGCTCCATTATTGGAATATGAAATATGGGGATGACCCGGATCTGAAAGGTGACGTGCAGATTTATGTGCGTGGCGCCAACGCGCTCATCGCGAAAGAGTCCGCGCAGGTTCGGCGGAATGAGTTCCTGCAGGCAACTGCTAATCCGATCGATATGCAGATTGTCGGAATTGAGGGACGCGCTGAAATTTTGCGTGAGGCCGCTAAAGAACTAGATATGAATGCCGATCGGATTGTTCCGCCGAGGGATGTCTTGCGTCAAAAACTCATGGCGCAGATGGTTATGCAGCAGCAGCAGCAGCAGCAGCAGCAGCAGCAGCAGCAGTCACAGCCGCAGGTCGGGAGTGGACAGGAGCTTCAGGACGGATCGCCGACGACAGATAATTTCAGTCCACAGCGTAGACCCAAGCAGCAATGAAGAAGACAAAAATATGTAGGGAGTGTAATCAGGAATATCCGGTCGAAATGTTTATCCGCAATAGGCGGTGCGAGGACGGATATTCCAATACCTGTTTATCGTGTTTTAGAAAAAAACGACAAGTTCGCGGATTCGCGGACGGACTCGAATTTCCTCAGTTCACATATATTACCGATCTGGAGAAACCACGCACACTTATCGAGAGCTATATGGACGCCGAAAGGCGTCGGCGAGCCCTTCACTCTACTACCAAAACATGCTAATGTCGAAGCCTTCCCTGCTAACTCGGAGGCTTCGTTATGCTCGCACTTTACGGTCCCACTCTGCCCATTAGCGAAGAAGTTCACTCCAGTAAGTACCGAGGCAGGAATGAGACCTTCTACGATATGGTTTGCCGGATCGTCGCTACGCTGGCGGACAATGAAGACCACAGACGCGAGATTAAACGCATTTTACTGAATATGGCATTTCTCCCTGGGGGGCGCATTCAACGGGCGATCGGCTCACCGCAACGTGTCACCGCATATAACTGCTACGTTTCAGGCACCATCCAGGACGACTCCGCGGACATCATGGAGAAGGCCAAGGAGGCGCTTCTTACCATGCGAATGGGAGGGGGCATCGGCTATGATTTTTCGACGCTTCGACCACGTGGCGCATTAATTCGTAGTCTGAACTCCCCATCGTCGGGGCCTGTCAGTTTTATGGGTATCTTCGACGCCACGTGTAAGACAGTTTCTTCGGCCGGTAATCGCCGTGGCGCCCAGATGGGTGTCCTGAGGGTAGACCACCCTGACATCGAGGAGTTCGTATCGGCCAAACAGAACACCACCGAACTCACCGCATTTAATATCTCCGTTGCAGTTACCGACGAGTTTATGAAAGCCGCGCTCGCCGGTAATTCGTTCCAGCTCAAGTTTGGCGGCGAGGTTTACAGGGAGATCGATGCCGCGGCTCTCTGGAATAAGATCATGCGGTCTACCTGGGATTGGGCGGAGCCGGGGGTTCTGTTTATCGACCGCATCAATGAGATGAACAATCTCTATTATTGCGAGACGATCGCGGCGACGAATCCATGCGGCGAGCAGCCGTTACCTCCTTATGGAGCATGCCTGCTAGGGTCGTTCAACCTCACCAAGTATCTAGTCCGGCAAGGCGGCCGGTGGACGTTCGACCTCGAGGCTTTTCGCTCTGATATCCCGCCTATCATTCGAGCGATGGATAACGTCATTGACAACACCATCTATCCGCTCAAGCAGCAGGAGCTCGAGGCGGTTAGCAAAAGGCGTATGGGGATCGGTGTCACGGGCGTGGCGAACGCCTTGGAGCTTATGGGGCACCCCTACGCGAGCGAAGGCTACATCGAGGTGCAGAGCAAGATCCTCGAGACGTTGAGGAACGAAGCCTACCGCGCGAGCGCGCTGCTTGCTGCAGAGAAGGGGCCGTTTCCGAAGTTCGAGCGGGACAAGTATCTCGAGGCGCCGTTTATCTGCGACTTGCCGGGAGACATTCGCGATCTCATCGCGGAGCATGGTATCCGTAACTCGCACCTTCTCTCGATTGCCCCGACCGGTACGATCTCGCTCTCGGCCGATAACATCTCGTCGGGCATCGAGCCTGTCTTCTCGCACGAGTATTCGCGGACCATCATTACGGAGAATGGCCCTGTCGTAGAGCGCGTCACCGACTGGGCATACCGGGAGCACGGGCTTAAAGGGCGCACCGCGGATGAGCTCGAGCCAGAGGATCACGTGCGCGTGCTCGTAGCGGCTCAGCGATATATCGACAGTGCCGTGTCGAAGACGTGCAATGTAGGTGAGAGCGTCTCCTGGGAGCGCTTCAAGGATATCTACGTCCAGGCGTGGAAAGGCGGCGCCAAGGGATGCACGACGTTTCGAGCGGCTGGCAAGCGCTCCGGGGTGCTTGTCAAAACTGAAACCGAGAAAGAACCGTTGGCGTGCCGGATTGACCCCGTCACCGGCATGAAAACGTGTGACGCCTGAAGGTGTTGACACACTAACATTGTGCTCATATATGATAACAATCGGAGGTGTTAGGTGTTGAGCAAACCTAACGTTGACTTTTATCGGGCGCTCCTGGTGACGACCAGGACGCCTCAATGGAAGTCGATCGAGGAGGCGCTCAACGCCGAGCTTCTGACTCTCTACGAGATGATGCGGGATACGCGCGACACGGTCGCCCTGCATCAGCTTCAAGGGAGAGCGCAGGCCATAAGTGGGCTTTTGAGGGAGGCTGCGAATGCGCAGCGCACCCTCGATAAGCTAACGAAAGGCCGGATGTAGGATTCTAAGCTGACCGTTAGGTGCTCGAGCCATCGCCGGCACAGTCGGAGCTGACAGGGGCAGTCATGAACATTCCTGAGAGCGTTAGGCGCCAGGCCGAAGAGGCTGATAGGCTTATGCAGCAGATCTCAGCGCGGCAGACAGAGCCGCACACTGAAGAGCTGGAGCCAGAGCCACAACCCGAGCCGGAGCCTCCGCCGAAGGAAGAGGTGACGGAGTCTTCTCCGAAGTCTGCGAAGGATGAGGTTGCTCTATGGGAGCAGCGCTACAGGACCCTCCAAGGTAAGTACGACGCCGAGGTGGGCCGGGTGCACCGAGAAAACGGCGAGCTGCGAGCCAAACTCGCTCAGCTCGAGGCTCAGATAGATCAGCTGATGAAGTCCAAGCAGGAGCAAGAGAAGACGCCAGAGCCGATCGTGAGGCCCGAAGACGTCGAGAACTACGGGGCCGAGATGATTGATCTGGTCGAGCGGGTCGCGCGCAAGGTGGCGGCGGACCGCACGAAAGACCTAGAGAGAGTCATCAAAGAGCTTCGTGACGAGAACGCTGAGCTGAAGCGGAGTTTGGCGGGCGTTGAGAAGAAGACAGGGCAGACGGCTCAAGAAGCCTTTCTGCAACGGCTATCAACCCTGGTGCCGGACTGGGAGGTGCTCAACCGTGATCCAGGGTTTTTAGCATGGCTAGGGCAGATTGATCCGTTTACGGGCGTGCATAGACAGCAGTTGCTGGACGCCGCTGGAGAGGCTCTGGATGCGCAACGGGTTGCTGCGTTCTTCAACGCCTACAAACAGGGT